ATACGTAATAAAATTAAAATTAGTTCTTTATACAATATATTTACATATTAATTATATTTAGTACATAGCAAGCGAAGCAGCACCACCCTTGTAAAGAGCAGTGGTCTCGCCTACACAGGTTACATTAATTTGGCCCGCAAGACCTGCAGAGTCAAGACGAATCTTTAGGCGGATATTGTCGAAACGGTTGAAAGGAACAGCCGATCCCGAGTAAGCCCGGGAAGCAAGAGGAAATACAATAGTATCAAATTTATCTATGTCATCACCGTTTACGATGTAGTTGTTATTATATAAGTTCATCGAAGAAGAAATAATCTCGAGAAGAGATATTGGAAGCTCTCCTGAGAAAGAGCTCGAGTTAAGAAGGAGTTCTACACCAGTGATCTCCTTGTACAAGCTCTTTGGGAAAGTAATTAGTAGATGCGAAGCATAAAGCGAAAAGTGATCAACGTCTATAACCTGAACACCCTTCTTTTCTGAGACATTCGTTGAGGCATTCTGCGTAGTTTTGATACGCTTAGGAATACCCAGGGGCATCGCCTTCATCTGCTCACGTTCCTCGTTGCACATAACAATATTCTTAGCGTATAGACGTATATTGATTTTCAATTCCGAGTCGGATAATAGGTTGTTGGAGTCGGTCCCCGGCTGCTCATCCATGAAAACCTTAATTTTAACCTGCTGATTTGGAGCGGCAGCCATTAGGTAACCACCTTCTACCTTTTCGCTATAGTGCTGTAGTTCTGGGGCAATGCTCTTTGTGAACATCTTGAGTGGAACGTAAGCAACTCTATCCCTGTACTGTGTAGCAGGGGTACCCGAGGACGGTGGCGCGTCGTCGCTAAATAAGCCCGAAGCATATTTAGTTTCAAGATTAGTACCATCCATTAAAAATCTACCAGAAACCTGATTACAAAATTCGTGGTATACACCTTCGGACATTTCAGTCGCAGCAAGAGCCATAATGTCCTGATTTTCAAGAGTTTGCCAGATCTGAGTACCTACCTGAAATTCAACGCGCTGAATGAAACTAGCGATAATTTGAGGGTCGAATTTGAATTTTTTAATACCATCGACAGCGGTATTAGATCCGTCAAGAGCAATTTCAAGATACATATCTCCAAGGCAATCGATGTCGTTATTGATGTCAAAAATCTGAGTGCTTTTCCAGTTTGATACGTTACCCGAACCACCACTGGCCGGAACCTCTAGAATAGTAGAACCGTGAAGTAGCTGACGAGTAGTATCGTTCTTGTTCCAGAAGACCGACATTACGTCGCCTTCCTGATCCTGAATCTTGTTAGTAACGGCGAGACCCTGAGTACCACTTCCGTTATAAGCAGCATGAGCGGCTACAGCTCCAGACATATTGTATTTATTTAAATATATAAAAGAAAATAATTTTAAATTTAATACGTAATAAAATTAAAATTAGTTCTTTATACAATATATTTACATATTAATTATATTTAGTACATAGCAAGCGAAGCAGCACCACCCTTGTAAAGAGCAGTGGTCTCGCCTACACAGGTTACAACAACACGGGTCGCTTGCCTTTCAGTGTCTTCCGTGCCGTTGAGCGCCTCGTCTGTAGACAATGTCATGGTTAGACGAATATTGTCAAAGCGGTTAAGCGGAACAGAAGAACCAGAGAATGCCTGGGATGCTAGCGGAAATACATAGGTTCTGTATAGACCGGTCGGGTTCTCGTCGGTACCGTCGTAATATGACTGAGTATTCTGATACAAACCTAACATATCAGCAGCTGAAGCAGTCAAAAGAGAACCCTTTAGAGTACCGGAATAGGAAGAAGAATTCAATTTAAGTTCAACTTCATCTAATGTTACACTATTAGAAGTGGATCTATCATTGTCCTTCGCTGAACCAGACCCTCCAATAACAGTTATAAGTAAGTGCGACGCGTAAAGAGAAAAATGATCAAGATCAACTGTAAATGCTTCTGTCGAATGGGATCTAACTGCATGAGTAACATTCTGCGACATCTTAATACGCTTTGGAAGACCCTGGGGCATTGACTTCATTTGTTCACGTTCTTCATTACACATAATGATGTGTTTACCGAAAAGTTTTAATTCTAATGTAGGCATTGCCGTCACTTCCGCCACTACCGCAGAGTACGGGTCGGGGGCCCCAGAGAAAACATTTTTCTTGACATAGTCTTGGTTCTCGAGGTATACCTTGACCTTAACAGTTTGATGAGGAGCGGCGGCAACTAGATAAGCGTTCTCTACTACATTAGTGTACTTCGACATTGTTGGACCAACTTGGCGAGAAATAGTCGGAATTTTGATTACGCCTGATGCTCCGTTTGAGAGTTGAGTTTTAATACCCCACGCGGACTTGTTCTTAGCTCCACTCTTGTCATAACTTCCATATGTGGAGCGGTGATAAGCACCGAAGACACCCTCGGGCATCTCAGTCATATTTATGGCCTGAATGTCCTCTTTCTCTAAAGTGTGCCAGATCTGAGTACCTACATGAAATTCAACGCGTTTAATGATAGAAGCTAGAGAACCTTTTAGGTGAAAATCTCCGGCCGCCGAAACATGTAGGTACATATCGCCAATAGCATCGATGTCATTGTTTATCGTGAAGATTTGATTACCTCCAAATGAAGTGGTACCACCGTTACCACTTGTGGGAATATCAATGAAAGCGGCGCCGTGGAGTAGCTGGCGAGTAGTATCATTCTTGTTCCAGAAGACCGACATTACGTCGCCTTCCTGATCCTGAATCTTGTTGGTAACGGCGAGACCCTGGGTACCACTTCCGTTATAAGCAGCATGAGCGGCTACAGCTCCAGACATATTGTATTTATTTAAATATATAAAAGAAAATAATTTTAAATTTAATACGTAATAAAATTAAAAACAACTAATTTATTTATTTAACTGAAACTGGTTGAACCTGATACAATTGTCTGCAACTGCGTTCCACAAACTGTTACTGAAACGTATGCGTTTTGGGAAACATTGTTACTATTTAAAGCATTTTCAATAGGATGATTATCTGTCGGGTCGTCAGTTAAGAAAATGTCTTTCTTTATTTTAAGACACAATTTCTTATTGTGTATTTTTGAAAAGTCAACGCCAGATGTATCAAATGCTTTTTCAGCTATTTTAATTATGTAAAAATCATTTGAACTTACACCCTTTAGGCCAAAATTCTCATTGTTATCCATAAGTAATAAACTAGATTTAATGAAACCAGTTCGGTCGCTACCGAGAATCAATTCCGCTGAATCTATAAAATCTGAAAAGTATCCAAATGTATCGTAAAATGTACTACTTGATGTATGATTTTTAATTTCTGTGATGTCACTAAATCCGTTAGTAACGTACATAGGTAGTTCGTGGCCATTAGATCCTAAATTTGAACTTGTACTTGAAGATTTACTTATAATTCTATTAGAAATGTGGGGCAATCTGAGAGAAAATAATATGTGACTTACATTTATATTAACATCATCAAGATTTATAACTGCTTCAAAAAGATCTCCTGATACATTTACTACATCTGTTACTTTATTAATAGCTTGTTGAGAGAATTGAGATGTGCGTACTAAATGAGTAATTAAATTTCTAGATATGTAATTTTTTTCAGTTTCGGTTATAGAGTGATTTACAGGTTTAATAAAAGACTTAAAATAAGAAGAGTCTAGATAATTCACACTCGTCGTGCCACCTGATAAAATTTGAACAGACCTTTGTTCTAATGAAGGATTTAAGTCATTGTAATGAACTCTAAATGTAAGATTGTTAGTTAATGCACCTTGACGTATCAAGGCGTTATTCATATCTAAACTTCTTCCAATAAATGGAATAGAACACGATGCCTGAATATAAACTACATCACCTTGTTTACATTTTCTATGATAAATATTGTCAAGTTTATCTTCTAAGTGAAAATTAGGTCCGGAAATATTACTTCCCTTACCAAGTTCTGTTAAATTTCGAATGTATATGTCATCAGAAGTTAGCGTCTGAATAACAAAGTGTCCGAAATAAATTTCAACTTTGTGTATCAATGCTAAAATTATATCATTTGAAACAAATACATCAAAGTCGGTGGGGCTACTGGGCGCTTTGAATCTAAATTCTACGCAAAAGGAAATTTCTGACAAAGCGCTTGATTCAGCGTTGATACTAAATGTGTCATAATTAGAACTGGTTGGAAAAGTTCTTAAACTTCCTGGTATAACAGTTTCTCCTGTACCCGAAATGTACATTTTTTTACAAATAGAGAGTAAACTAGAACTTATGTTTTCACGAGATGTATATTCATTTGTTCTACAGACAGACTGCGACCCCGTTGAATCAAAAGTTTTAATAGATACATTATCTATTCCCATGAAATGTTTAATATATCTATTGTATTTTTTTTTAAAGATTTAAACAAATGTAAATGTAATGTAAATGTAATGTAAATGTATTGTATTTACAAGAAAGACATAGAGCCTCCAACTACAGATTGTACCTTTGTACCACACGCTGTAACAGTGACAATTGCACTTTGTTCGTAATCATTGCTATTTAGAGAATTATTTGTATACAACTGCGAAAAAATGCGGTCATACAATTTGATAATTAACTTTTTATTGTTACTCTTAGAAAATGCTACACCAGCGGTGTCAAAGGCCTTTTCAGCCAATGTTATAATATAGAAAGCCCTTTGAAGACCATTGTACCTAAGATCAAAATTCTCACATGTATCAAGTTGAGCCGAACTTCCCTTAATAAATCCAGTTCTATCGCTACCGACCACAAGTTCCATAGACTCTATAGGAGATCTTAGATAACCGAAAAGATCTCCAGCTTTTCTAAACGTTAGATTATTAATTGTACCAAAAGGAGTGGAAGCCTCGATGTATCCGAGAAATTGATTTATAGTAGTTGTGTCCATTGGTAAATTAGTAAATGTTGTATTGCCTCCTAACGTTCTGTTGTGTACATGTGGTAAACGTACTGCTATTAAAAGATGAGAAACGTTGTGAGATATATTTTCAAGATCGACTTCAATTTGTGTAGTTGTGTCAGTAAAACGGGGAACATTTAGATTTCTCGGAATAGTTTTAACTACATTCGATGATGTATTTAAAACCTTGTGAATTATATTCTTCGATATAAATTTTTTCTCAGTTTCTGTCATTATATGAGTTCTAACCTTAAGATGACTCTTGAAATAATTAAGATCTAAATAGTCATAATCATCACTGATAACTGAAAAACCAGTGCCGTCCTCCCGTCCACCTGTAATAATCTGATAAGAAGAACCACCGACTTCTGTTACATTTTTGTATAATCTGTTGTAATGAACCTTTACAGTTACACCATTGGTCAAAGCTCCAGCTTGTAGAAGTGCACGTGACATATCTTTATTTCTTCCAATAAATGGTAACGAACAAGACGCTTGAATTACATGGATATCCGAGTGATTCGCTGCGTCATCGAGAAGATTTTGCCATAGAGGCGTAATGTCTGTAATTTCGGAGCTACCTTCATAATTAAGCGATTGTCCGATAGAGCTGTGAAAGTTGTACGGAACTCCAAGTTCGGTTAAATTTCTAATGTAAATGTCATCTGCGGTAAGTGTTTGAACTGTTAAGCTACCCAATTTAATCTCTACCCGGTCTATAATAGATAATATAATATCCTTTGTTACAGAAGCAATAAGTTTCTGTGTAATATTGGTTGTATCAGGATTTTTAAACCTAAATTCAATACTGAATACCATATCGGAGATAGCATCAGTATCAGAATTTACATAGAATGTATCTGTAGAGTTTAACCCAGGGAATTGTCTTAAACTACCGGGTATAACAGTTTCTCCAGATCCTGAAATGTACAATTTTTGACACTTAGAAATAAAAGAAGACTTTACTTCTTCATCTCCTTTATACTCATTTGTTCTACACAGAGATTGTGCCCCAGATGAGTCAAAGGTTTTAACGGCTACGTTACTAATGCCCATTATTTATTAATAAATGTAATT